CCGTACACGATGCCGGCCTGGCCGTCCTCGGTGTCCACCAGCACCTGGAGCAGCGGCGGCCCGCTGTCCGGTATCGCACCGTGATCGCTCATGCCTCCACGGTAAGCGGACAACCAGGGGCGCCGGCACCGAAATAGGACCCCTGGGCAGGCGCACCGGTCGCACACCGGGGCCGCGCGCTGCGCCCCCGCGCACCCGCTGCACGCGGACAGCACCCCCCCGGGAGGCTGGCACACTGCCAGGGTGACCGACGAAGAGCTGAACGCCGTGGCCGCCGGCCTGCCCCCCGTGGACCTGCTCGCGGCCCGCCGCCGCGCCGAGCAGGAGCACGCCGCGGCCTGGGAGCCGACCACCATCCCCATGCCTGAGCACCTGGCGGGGGGCATCGTGCGCTTCCCCTGCCCGCGCGGCTGCCCGTGGTTCCACGACGAGAACCCGGGGCGGGACGCGGCCACGGAGCGGTACGTGCTGGTGGTGCCGTCCGCCAACCCGACGCCGGAGGAAGTCGCCGACGCCATCAGCCGCAAGGCCGCGGACCGGGCCGCCGCGGTGCGCGAGCGCATCGAGCGGGCGGTCGCCGCCCACGACCACGAGGTGCACGGCGGACCGACACCGGACCGGTAGCTGCACAGCCGTCGTCCCAGCCCGCTGACATCCCTACGCCCGGAAGAACCCGCCATGACCGCCACCGCCCTGGACGACGCCCGAGTGATCGCGAACGGCATCCGCCTCGGTGGATCGTCTGAGATCGCCTCCGCCCTGGCGGCTGCCCTCGCCGAAGGCCCGCTGACCCCGGACGGCATCGAACGCCTTGCCCACCCGGATTGGGACCGCTTCCAGTTCGAGGAGCACAGCAGCACCCCGGTGTCACCGGGCGCCGAACCTGTCGGGCTGGCCCGTCTGTACGCCCCGGGCGAGGAGAGCGCCGAGGGGACCGGCATTCCTCCGTCGTGGGCTGTGGCCGCCGCCTGGTACGGGTGGCTGCCGGGGCTGTTCGCCTCCCGTGACGCGGCACTCCTGGCGTACGGGTACGTGCTGGGCGGTGAAGGCGCCGGCCCCCTGGAGGAGCTGCGGGACCGCATCGTCCGCGCCATGAGGCAGCCGATCGACGCCAGCGCGTTGATCGCCTTCGCTGGCCATGGCCACGAGGTGGACGGCGGGCCGACGCCGGACCGGTAGCGGGGGACCGGTGGCCGCAGAGTGCGGGTCAAACCCCTGCGCGTCCCATGGGCACTGGCGCCACGCATGACCACCGGCCACCCCGTGGCGGCAGGATAGCCGCGGGGGCGGCCCCCGCTGCTCGGGCCACACTGGGGGCATGAAGCTTCCACGTGTGGAGTGCCCGAACTGCCGGCGAGGCATCGCCGCCGGGCCGGTCGCCGGGCACCTGAGCAAAGGGCGTGTCTGGCGCCACGACCCCCCGAACCAGCACCGCGCCCCCGGCGACCCCCTGGTGTCCTGCGACGGCTCGCTCGGCATCGTGGACCTGCCGTACGGGCAGACTGCGCTGACCATCCCCGGCCTGGACGACGCCGAGGCCGGCGCCGAGGACGCCCAAGCCCCGGTGGCGGAGCCGGTCTTGTTCTGACCCCCGCACAGTTTTTGATCTAAATACCGGGGCTGACCTGCACAGATGCCGCCGGACCCCACTGCGCGAAGTGGCCTATCATGCACCGCTGACCACGGCCGGATGATCTTCACGCACGCAGGGGACGCACATGCTCAGTCCCGTCAACCTCGCTCTCCTGGCGCTCGCCGGGTACCGCGCAACCCAACTCCTCGTCCACGACACGATCCTCGACGCACCGCGGGACCGCGTGATGGCCTGGCAGCAGAAGCGGCCGGAGTCCACCGCCCGCACCGCCGTGGTCACGCTCATCTCCTGCGTCTACTGCACCGGCTGGTGGGTGGCCGGGGCGCTGCTGGCCACCTGGCTGCTTGCCACCGGCACCTGGGATGACGCCCCGCTGGTGGTCCACGGGGTGGAGTGGCTGGCCGTCGCCGGGGGTGCGGTGCTGCTCAACCGCTGGGACGACTCCCGCGACGGCGGCCACTGATGGCCCGCCAGGAGCTGACGGCCGCGGCCTCGCGGTACACCTCCCGCAAGATCCGGGCTCGCGGGCAGGGTGACCAGCCCTGGCAGGCCCGCGCGTACGACATGTATCACCTGGTGCCGGAGGTGAGGTTCGCCGCCTCCTGGATCGGCAACGCCATGGGCGGGGCCAGGCTGTTCGCTGGCCGACGTGCCGACGACGGCACCATTCAGCCGGCCCCGGATGATCACCGCGCCTCGGAGATCGTCGCCCAGATCGCCGGGGGGCCGGACGGCCAGGGCAAGATGCTCAACGCCTTCGGCAAGCACTTGACGGTGCCGGGGGAAGGGTGGATCGTCATTCGCCCCAACAGCGAGGTGCTGTCCCCCTACAGCCCGGAGGACGGCCACGACTGGCGGGTGCTGTCCGTCAAGGAGGTGCGCCAGCAGTCCAACAAGCTGGTGGCCGAGATCGACGGGGACGAGGTGCTCATCCCCGAGGGCGACCCGGACGCCATGGACCCCGACGCCCCCGTGGCCATCCGGGTATGGGAGCCGGATCCGGAACGGGCCATCGAGGCCGACTCCCCGGTGCGCTCCTCCCTGGAGCTGCTGGAGGAGTTGCTGCTGCTCAACGCGGCGGTCAAGGCCATCGCCAGGTCCCGCATCACCGGGCGCGGGCTGCTGCTCATCCCCAAGGGCAGCCGCTTCCCCACCACCCCCACCCAGGGCGGGGCCGAAGATGACCTGATCGAAGTGTTCATGACGATCGCTGAGACGGCCATCCGGGACCCGGAGTCCGCGGCGGCCACGGTGCCGATCATCCTGGAACTGCCCTCGGACACCATCGCGGAGTTCAAGCACATCACCTTCGAGAGCGAGTTTGACGAACTCGCCTTGAAGCTGAGGGACGAGGCCATCCGCCGCTTCGCCACCGGCCTGGAGATCCCCGCGGAGATCCTGCTCGGCATGGGGGCGGTCAACCACTGGGGCATGTGGGGGCTCACCGCGGAGGCCATCCGGCTGGGCATCGAGCCCAAGTTGGCCACGGTCTGCTACGCCCTCACCCAGCAGTGGATGCGGCCGATTTTGGAGGCCGAGGGCGACCCGGACTGGCACCGCTGGCTGGTCTGGTACGACACCGCCCCCCTGCGCGTGCGCACCAACCGCAGCGAGACCGCGCTGCAGGTGTACGACCGGGGCGCCATCAGCGCGGAGGCGTTGCGCCGGGAGACCGGCTTCGATGAGTCCGACGCCCCCACCCCCGCCGAGAAGCAGCAGAACGACCAGGGCGACGACACCACCAACCCGGACGAGCGCACCGTGCCGGACGACGACCCCACGGTGCCGGAGCTGCCGGTGGACGAGTCCGAGGCCGAGCCGGACACCCTGCCCGCCTCCGCGGCCGGGCTCGGCGAAGGGCTGCTCGCCGCCGCGGACGGGCTGATCTGGGGGGCGCTCACCGCGGCCGGCGAAAAGCTCCGCAAGACGCCGGCCTGCCCCCGGTCCGAGCGCGGGCGCACACGGGAGATCGAACCGGCCCGCCTCCACACCCTGCTGAGCGTGGAGGCCGCCCAGGTCGAGCAGTGGCGCCTCCTCGATGGCGCCTGGACCCGCGCCCCGGAGATCGCGGGCCGGTACGGCCTGGACCCGGAGTGCCTGACCGCCAGCCTCGACGGCTACGCCCGGGAGCTGCTGGCCGCCGGGGTGGAACACGACTACGGCATCGTGCGCACCGTCCTGGCCCCGTGCGGCCTGGTGAGCGCGTGAGCACCGGGCGCCCTGCCGTGGACTCCGGCCTCGTCCTGCACCCGGCCACCCTGCACACCGGCTGGTGCCGGGTGTGCAAGGCATGGACCCACATCACGGCCCACCTGCTGCTCCTCACCCCGGACGGCATCACCCCTGCCGGCACCTGGGCCTGGTGCGAAATCTGCGACGACCCGGACCACCAGCTCCCGGCAAGGAGGATCGACCGTGCCGGACCGTAACGACCAGCGACACCCGGGCGAGGACGCCCCGCCCGGCCACTCCCGCAGCGCTCACCGCATCCACGGGTGGTGCGCCCACTGCAAGGGGCGCACGCCCGCCGACGAGGTGATTGCCTGGCGCGTCCAGGAGAACGAGCGCCACGAGGCCCAGCAGCGGGCCGCGGAGGGCGTCGGCATGAACGCCTCCGCCGACGCCCCCCGCCCCTGCCCGGAGTGCGGGGAGCTGCTGTTCACCGTGGTCACCGTGCGCGTGCTCACCGCCGCCGGCCCGCGCGTGGCCGGCGGTTGGGCGTACTGCTCCGGGTGCGAGGCCACCCCCCACCCGGTGTGGGAGGAGGCCCCCAGTGGCTGACCGCGACGCACAGCTCACCCGGGCCGAGGCCGACGTGGCCGCAGCGGTCGCGGACGCCCTCACCGCCACCGCCCAGGAGTTCGCCGACGCCGTCCAGGCCGCCACCAAGCTGGTGGCCGCCCGCTTCTCCGTGGGCCGGATCGCCGGCATGTGGAACAACCGGGTGGGAGGCCTGGTGCGGCGCCTGCTCGGCGTCTCGCAGACCGCCGCCCAGGCCGCGGCCGAGGATGCCGGCACCGAACTGCCGGACGGCTGGGACGACCTGCCGGGCCGTCACGAGGACGGCCGCCCCCTGCCGGACGGCATCGGCCAGTACGCCACCACCACCGAGCACCTGCTGCGCGCGGTCGGGGACCGCCTGGCGGAAGCCACCCGCCGGGAGCTGGCCGCCGGCCTCGACGCCGGGGAGGACATCGGCCAGTTGCGGAACCGGCTGGTGGAAGCGTTCAGCCGCGAAGGCGCGCAGCTCGGCCCCGGCCGGGAACACCGGGTGTCCCAGACCGAGGCCACCCGCGCCTGGAACACCGCCACCCTGGCCGCGGCCCGCGCGATGACCGGCCCGGCCCACCCGCTGGTCAAGCAGTGGATCACCCGCAGGGACACCCGCGTCCGGGATGCCCACGACGACGTCGACGGCCAGCTCCGGTTGTTGTCGGAGCCCTTCACCGTCGCCGGGGTGCCGATGGACGCCCCCGGCGACCCCAGCGCCCCGCCCGCGCTGGTGTGCAACTGCCGCTGCCGCCTGGCAGTAGCAGCTGACACCCGGGCCTCGGCCTGGGAATCTCAGGCCGCCCCACCAGCCGCGTTTTCCGATGCAAGGGAGCAGCGTGTGCAAGCCCCCCAGACCGTGACCGCCGCGGGCGGCCACACGGGGGCGATGATCGCCCTCGTCCCCACCGAGGAGGACGCGCAGCGCCTGGCGCTCGCCGACCCCGGCGCCGAGCCCGCCGACGAGCTGCACCTGACCTTGTTCTACCTGGGCGAAGGGGCGGACTGGGACACCGAGCACCGCGCGGAGCTGATCGCCGGTGTCCGCGACCGCGCCCCCACCAGCCCGGTGTACGGGCGCGCGTTCGGCGCCAACCAGTGGAACGCGGACGGCGATGACCCGTGCTGGGTGTGGGCCGTGGGCGACAACCGCGACCAGCCCCCCGAGGCCCCGCTGCTGGAGGACGTACGCCAGGCAGCCGTGGGCGCGCTGGAGGACATGCACCGCCAACCGGACCTGCCCACCCAGCACACCCCGTGGCAGCCCCACGTGTGCGCCGCGTACTCCGCCAGCCCGGACCTGCTGGACGCCATGAACCAGCGCCTCGGGCCGGTGCGCTTCGACCGCATCCGCCTGGCCTTCGCCGGAGAGGTCCACGACATCCCCCTCAGCCCCCAGCAGGAGGAACAACCGATGGCAGACCAGGCAGACGAGACAGCGCCGGACGTGGTCGGCCCGCTGGCGGCCGTGCCGTGGAGCACCCCCGGCGACACCGCCCTGGCCTTCGAGGACAGCGAGACCGGCGACGGCCGGGTGTTCCGCCCCGGCGCCCTGTACTGGGCAGGGCCGGGCCCGTGGCCGCTCCAGTACGCGGACGAGATGCTGATGGGCCACGAGGGCGCGGAGCTGGCCGGGGCGATCCAGACCCTCGGCAGGGACGGCATGCGCATCACCGGCACCGGCGTGCTCTACCCCAACCGCCCGGCCGGAGCCGACGCCCTCATGCTGCTGGAGGAAGGCGCCCCCCTCGGCGTGTCCGTGGACCTGGACGACGTCAGCGTTGAGTTCGTGGACCGCACCATCACCGACGAGGACCAGGCCGAGGACGAGGAGATGGTACTGCTGTTCGCGTCCCTGCCGTCCGCGTCCCTGCTGCGCCTGGATGACGGCTCCTGGATGCTCAGCACCACCAGCACCCAGGGGTGGACGGCCTCGGCCGGGGGCACCGCGATGGCGCGCACCGCGGCCAGTGTCCAGCTCATCACCGGCCCGGACGGTCGGGTGTCCGCGTCCGCCGTCCGGGCGGCCCTCGGCACCGCCGGGGTGCTCACCGCCGCGGCCGGCGACCCGGACACCACGGACGGCGTGGTCGTGCACAGCGAGAACAGCGGGGACCTGCTGATGCGCGTGACCCGCGCCCGGCTGCGCGGGGCCACCCTGGTGGCCATGCCGGCATACGACCAGGCCCGCATCGTGCTGGACGTGCGCAGCGAGCCCCCCCGGCCGGAAGGGGATGAGGACCCGCTGTACGCCGCGGCCGGCCCCAGCGCCGAGCACCAGGCCGTCGTGGAGTACGTGCGCTCCGCGCCAATCGCGGTCGGCGCCCGGGAAGTGGCGCAGGCCCTCGGCATCAGCATGGAGGCCGTCCGCGGCCACCTGGGCAGGGCCGCCCAGGCCGGCCGCATCGTGCGCCTGGCCCCCGGCCTGTACGTCGGCCCTTCCTCCCTGCCGGAAGGGGACCTCACCGCCGCGGTGTCCGGGGACGTCAACTTGCCGGTGCACGACAACCGTGACGCCCCGTGGGCCGACGAGGCGCAGGCCGCGAGCTTCACGGAGCTGGAGGCCTCCGCGTGGTCCGCGCTGCAGCAGGCCCCGCCGATGCCGGCGGCCTGGTTCAAGGAGCCGACCGCGGAGGAGCTGCCGCCGGGCAGCGGCGGGGTGCACTGCGCCGGGGGCCGGGTGTGGGGGTGGGTGGCCCAGGCCGGGGAGCCTCACGCGGGCCTGCCCGGTCGGGTGACGATCGAGTCCCTGGGGAAGATCGACCTGTCCCACTTCCTGCGCGCCCGCTTCAACCTGGACGACGGCTCCACGGTCAAGGCCGGCGCCATGACGATGAACGTCGGCCACCACCGCGACGGCGCGGAGTGCGAGACGGAGAGCTGCCAGTTCGATGACTCGCGCACGGTCGCCGGCATCGTCACCGTGGGGATGAACAGCGGGGGCATGTGGTTCTCCGGCGCCGCCGCCCCGTGGCTGAGCACGTGGGATCAGCAGGTGTTCGCCGCGTGCCAGCCCAGCTACCACATGCGCAAGGGGCCGCGCGGCCAGTGGCAGTTGCGCGCGGTGCTGTCCGTGCCCGTGCCGGGGCACTCCTCGCCGCTGGTGGCCGCCGCGGTGGACCGCTCGAACCTGGCCATCGCCGCCTCCGCCGCCGTCGCGGACACCGCGCCGGACACCGCGGACACCGTGTCCGGACAGGACCCGGACACCAACCCCGGGGTGTCCGGACAGCAGGAAGGCACCGGCCCTGACCTGCCCGGACAGCGTCCGGACACCCGGCCGGACGTGTCCGGGCACCGGGCACTGCTGAGCAAAGACGTGGACGCCATCGCCACGGCGCTGCTCACGTCCGTGCCGTTCCTGGACGTCCTCCTGACGGTCCTCGACCGCCGCCAGGAGCAGAGGGCCGAAACCCGGGCCGAGGTCGAGCGGCTGGCCGCCTCGGTCAGCGGAACCCACACCGCAACGAAGGAAGATCACTGATGGGATGCAACTGCAACAAGGGCCGCCAGCAGTTCGAGGTCGTGGCTGACGGCGGGGCCGGCAAGGTGCTGTACACCGCCTCCGTGGAGTCCACCGCACAGACCGTCTCCCAGCGCTACCCGGGCAGCATCGTCCGCCCGCAGGGCCAGGCCACCCCTGCCGGCACCAAGACCACGGAGGCCGCGAGCAGCTGACCTCCCGCGCGGCGCTGTCGTCCTGGCTCTATGCTGGTCGGCAGCGCCGCTGGTTCTGGGCCGGGCCTCCATCACGCACGTGATCACGGAGACAGCCCCATGGCCGAGCCCTTCGAGCTTCCGGACGACTTCACCGGCCTCACCGACACCGAACTGTCCGCGCTGCTTGACGCCGCGGTCGCCGAGTTCGAGACCCGGTCCCAGAACACCAGCTTCACCGCCCAGGACCTGGAGCAGCTCCGGGCACTGGCCACCGGTGTGGAGGCCATCCGCGCGGAGCAGGCCACGCGCCTGACCGCGGCCGAGGAGGCCGCCGCGGAGATCGACGCCCTGGCCGCCCAGGTGCGCGGCACCGCCCCGGAGGGCGAGGCAGCCGCGGAAGGGGAAGAGGACACCGACACCGCCGCGGGCGAGGGCGGCGAGGGTGCCGGCGACACCGAGCCCGAGCCGGAGCCGGCCGCGACGGCCGCGGCCACCCCGCCCGCGCGGCCGGCGCTGGACCTGTCCGCGATCCGCGCCCGCCAGCGCCGCGTGCTGCCGGACAACAGCAACACCCGCCCCGGTACCCACATCACCGCGTCCGTGGACGTGCCCGGCCACAAGCCCGGCGCCGCCCTGGACTTCGACGACCTCACGGCCGGGGTCATCGCCCGCGCCAACGCGCTGCGCACCACCGGCGGCGGCACCTCCCAGGTGGCCAGCTACAGCCACCCGTTCCCGGACGAGCTGATCGTGACGGACGCCGGATCGGCCCCGGAGGGCACCACCGTGTCCCTGGCCGCGTCCAGTCAGCGGCGCCTTCCGCAGCAGAACCTCGTCGCCAGCGGGGGTTGGTGCGCCCCGTCCGAGACGCTGTACGACATCACGGACGTGGCCTGCCCGGACATGCTCTGGGACGCCCCGGAAATCCAACTCTCCCGGGGCGGGGTGCGGTACTTCAAGACCCCCACCCTGGACGTGGCCGCGCTCACGTGGGTGCACACCGAGGCCGACGACATCGCGGGCAACACCAAGCCCTGCTTCAAGATCCCCTGCCCGGACCCCCTGGAGGTCCGCTGCGAGGCCATCGGCGTCTGCCTGGAAAGCGGCATCCTCACCCAGAGGCACTTCCCGGAGCTCACCGCCTGGTACCTGCGCAACGCCATGGTGGCCCACGAGATCCGGGTCCGGCAGGAGCTGTTCACCGCCGCCGTGGCCACCGCCACCCCGGTCACGCTCACCGCCACGTTCGGCGCCCTGGCCCCGGTGTTCGCGGCCGTCGCCCTCGAAAGCGCGGACATGATCGAGCGGCACTCCTTCTGCGACACCATCTCCCTGGAGGTGGTGTTCCCCTGGTGGAGCCGGAACCTCTTCCTGTCCGACCTGGCCCGCCGCAACGGCGTGGACGTGTCGGAGGTGACCACCGCCATGGTGCAGGACCTGTTCACCCCGCTCGGCGTGCGCATCCAGTGGGCCCGCGGTATCGGCTCCGGTGACGGCGTGCTGCCCGGCGGTATCGGCACCGCCAACCCCGCCACCACGTGGCCGGCCACCCTGAAGTTCCTCATCTACCCGGCCGGCAGCCTCCAGATCGGCCGCGGCGCGGAGGTCAACCTGGGCGTGGTCCACGACTCGGTCAAGTTCAGCACCAACGACTACACCGCACTTTTCACCGAGGAGTGCGACGCCCTCGTGGACCGCAGCGTGGACACCCGCATCGTCACCGTGCCCGTCTGCCCGTCCGGCGAGACCGGCGCACAGACCCTCATGACCTGCCCCGCGGCCTGACCCACCTCCCGAGCACGCGCCGGGCCCGCTGACCACCGCCGCGGGCCCGGCGCGCACCACACAGATACGGAGGTGCCCCCATGCCCTCAGCAGGACTGCGCCGGTACGTCGAGGCAGTCCCCGGCGAGCCGCTGCCGTACGGGCTGCTGTCCGGCTGCACGACGGTCATCGACGTCACCGACCCGCACGAGCTGCTGGGCACCGAGTGGCGCCCCCTGTCCTGCGCGGACGCCTATGACACCACCTGGTGCCCGCCGGACAACTCGACGGTGCCGGCGAAGCAGTTCGACCGGCCCGGCCTGTGCACCGCCGAGCCCATCGCCATCTACGCCGGGGCCGAGTGCACCACCACCGGCTTCACCTACCGGGACGCCCTGGAGCACGCCACCCAGACCCTCCGCATGGGCGAGCAGCGCGCGCTCGAGGAGTGGTTCCTGCGCAACTTCCTGTGCACCACCGCGGAAGACCTCACCCCCGCGGCCGGCGCCCTGTCCATCGCCCAGGGCATCGGCGCCCTGGAGTCCTGGCTCGGTACCCACTACGGCGGTACCGGGGTGCTGCACATCCCTGCCGGCGCCGCCGCGCTGCTCTCCCGGGACAGCCTGGCGTACCTGGACGGCGGCACCCCGCGCACCCTGCTGGGCAATTGCCTGGTGCTCGGCGCCGGGTACGCCGTCAACGTCGGCCCGCCGGACTGCACTGCGGCCGACGCGGGCGAGGCATGGCTGTACGCCACCAGCCCCGTTCGCGTGCGCCGCGAGGCACCGGTGCCGGTACCGGACACCGACGCGGCCAGCGTGGACATCCGCACCAACGACCGCCGGGTGCTCGTGGAGGCCGGGTTCGTGGTCGAGATCGCCTGCTGCAACGCCGCCGCCGTCCGAATCCAGCTCTGCTGAGGGGCCGTCATGAGCGACCTGATCCACGTTCGGCCGGCCCCGGAGCTGCGCCGCCTGTTCGCCGTCTGGGCCACGGCCCAGACGCCCAAGGTGCGCACCGTCACCCCGGACACCTTCGCCGTGCCGGCCCGCCTGTTCGTGATCGCGCCGGAAGAGGTGCTGATCGGGGCCACGGTGGACGGCCACCGGTACGTCTCCCCCGTCGAGGACGAGCAGCGCGAGCGCCAGGCCGTGCCCGGCCAGGTGCTGCCGGAGGTGCCGGCGCAGGCGTACGGGCCGGACGCCGTGCCCCTGCCCCCGTCCGTGCCCGACGACCAGGACGAGGCCGAGGGGGACGGCGGCCAGGCACCGGACTTCCCGTGCCCGGACTGCCCGCGCGCCTACGCCACCGAGCGCGGCCTGTCCGTGCACCGCACCCGAGCGCACACCAGGAGGCCCCAGTGACGACCCCGCCGTTCAACCCGCAGCCGTGCGGCGCCGGGGGCGCCGGGGGCGACTCGGTCGACGTCGAGCAGACGATCCTCTGCGACACGCTCCCTGACGGGACCGTCGCCGGTACCGCGATGGCGGTGTGGGAGTACGACGCCGCCGGCGCCCCAACGGGGCCGCCCACCTTCGTGGACCCGGCGACGGGCAACCCGTACGTGGCGCAGGGCACCCTCATGCCGTGCCCCGGCGAGACCGGCTGTCTGGAGCCCGTGGCGTTCCACCGCACCACCACGAGCACGGGCTCCGTCGACCACCCGGGCCGCCAGTACGACATCACGCTGCCGATCAACCCCGGGTTCGCGGTCCAGTCGCTCCAGGTTGATCAGGTCACGAAC